CGGTAGTAGTTCCATCTACCTAAGTATGCTTCGTATAATGGGTGTCTATAATCTAATTCCATTAATAAACTCCAAATGTTCTTGTGTTATCCGGTTTGACTTCACGGGTTACAGGAAATAAAAACTCTACAGCATATGTTAAACTATCGAACATATGGTCAAAGCCTGTAGATTTATCTGGTTGCATTGTGTTCTCCTTATAAGTATGTCGTCTTAAACTATCTATTGTCTTCTTACACTTAGGGTCAATAAACAATCTTTTTTCCTTTAATGTATTTATCAACATAGAATTAAGAGAATTAATACGATCCTTAACTGCAGGATGTCGGTTCCTGTATCTTACTTCAAACCCTGCATTTTGTAGTATGCTGATGTCTGTTTTCCCACTTGCCGATGTCTTACGTTGTGCGCCTGCTGGATCTGGAAAACAGACTATCCTTTCTGTAGGATATCTGCGTTTGATTTCATTTACTAGTTCTTCTGTATTTGAATTCATCATACTAATTTCATCAATACAATGTAATCCTTTGTTATCGTCAAGATATGTCATTATGCAGGCACTAATTGGACTTACGTTGAAATCACAGCCAATTAGAACCTGCTTGATTGAATGCGGAATCCATTTGACTATGTGGTCATCCGTGAAGTTATATGCGATTACGCCAAGTGCTTCTTCAAACGAAGCCTCATACTCAGCACGAAACGTTCTTTCATCTAAATCTCGTTTCGCCGCATCTATTTCATCTTCCGGCACCAACCCACTTTCACTAGTCTTATACTGGAAACTCGTCCAATCGGGTGTTCCGTGTTTACCTAAATCATATAAATCTTTGAACCAATTATATCCTTTTGGTGTCCCACAGAACAACACCGATCCTGGCGGTTTCTGTGCTGACAATGTTGGTCTAATAACGTTCCATACTTCTGGGTCTATATCTGATGTTTCATCGAATACTGCAAAGTCTACACCCATACCACGCATAGATTGACCTGCATCTCCTGACCTTAGCATTATTGTTGAACCATTTACCAACTCTAACTCCAATCTTGACTCGTTTGTTTTGGCAATCCAGTTTAGATTACCCAAACG